TCCTGTTACTTTACGACCAATTTCCATGTATCCGTTTCCAGTTGCTTGTACATCTACATAAATCTTTTCCATAATTTTTGTAAAACTGTCATCATCATTAAGGTTTTCTAGCCAATCACGCATTTCAATCTTTGCTCTTTCAATTCTTTTACGAGCACGACCAAGAGAATTCTCATCCTCAACATTTTCAAGTTTTAACATGGTACGTGAAGAAACAACAAAGTCATAACCAAGACCAACAACATTCTCTACTTTAGCGTCAATAGCAGCATGGTTTGCAAAAGATGTATCGTAATAGTTTGCTAATTCATAAAGGTTATAAGGAGGTGTAATTACATCAAAAAGTCCGTAACCATTTCTAACTGCTGTTCCTGGATTTATGGCCTTTGATTTTGTGTTGTCTGTTCCAGACTGAACTGCATTTGCGCTATCCAAATATGCAGAATTTGGATCTACTGCTTTACCAATGTTACGAGCAGTTCGTCTTTTAAAGTTTTGATCAAGATTGTTTAAATTTTTAATAAAATCCCAGTTTTTATTAAAAGGATCGTTCTTTTTAAATTCATCATCTTTGTCTTTAAGATTGTCAATACTTGCACCAAGATAGTACTCTTCTTCATCAATCATCGGAACCATGCTCCTTTATTGTTTGCTGTGCTGCATGGACCGCACCCAAATCATTCATATTAGGAATAAGTCCTTCTTTCATTCTGGCAATCTGCTCAGAGTATTCCATTTCGCTTACACGGTTTACACCAGGATGAAAAACTGGTTTTCCTTCTGGCTGACCCCAATATTCTGCTGCTTTGCGTAATTCCATGATCTTTTCAAGATCACCTTTACGTGCAGGAATGTTTAAAAGGTTTCCGTGACCATCTCCAAAGACCTTGCCATTGGGTTTTTCCCAAAAATATAAACCCCAGTCATAGTTTTTTTCAATAAGTTTTATCTTGGACTTACCAACTTCTCCTGGTTTTTTCTCTCTCATAACCATTAGTATACCATATTATGCTGGAGGTAGTACAGAGTTTTGCCAAATAGCGTCTTGAATTACAGAAACTTCATCTGTTTCTAGGTAAATTCCTTCATTATCGTCTATGATAATTTTATTTGTTCCAGTATAGTTGTTATAAACCTCTCCAGCATTAACAACATACCTACTATCTCTTCTTTTCATTAAAACATTATTCCAGTCTGCAATTGCAAAATCATTTGTGCCATTGTCCCAATAGGACCAACTCTCATCTTCAACTTCTGCCCAAGATCTATAAATGTTAGATATTTGTAGTTGTGCGTTTGTTCCTTTATAAAAAGAAATATTGTTAAAAGTCATAAGGTTTCTTAAGTTAATTTTTCCATTAAAAGCATTAAAGTTTAAGTTGGTTGGAAAAGACATTCCTAAAACTGCCCATCTTTGAATACTAAGCGTTGGGTCGGAAACGTACAGTCCATCTACATAATAATCAATTAGATTATAAGGAAGGTCATTAGATTTTGTTTTTGCAAAAATTCTTCCTCTATCTGCATTTGATGAGTTAGCCTGGATATAAAATTCTAAAGTATCAACGGCATTTTCTATTTCAAATATTAAAACTGGATTTTGTGGAAAACCCCACAAGTCTAACCTTAAAAATAATTGTATTGCGCTTATTGGAAAAAGATCTATTTCAGTTGGATTAACATCAATAGAGATTCCACGATCTAGGTTGGTTGTTCCTCCTATTAATTCAATCCCGCTTTTTCTTGTCAAGTAAAGGTATGGAGAACTTTCTTTATCAATCAAGTAGGGGTTTTGAGCCTTGTAATCATAAACTTCTGTTGGTCCAGACTCTTGCTCTAAAACATATGGCTCTATCTCTATTGCATATCTGGTATTTATTGGATTGGGTACTGTTGCATTAAAAGTTTTTGCAGCAAGTTCCAACTTTCTTAAAGAAACTTGGTTGTGCAAAATGCCAAAAACTTTAAATGTTAGAAGATAGACTATTACAATATTATTAAAATCAACTGTTTTTGATGGATAGATTAAATAGTTGTCAACAATTTCAAACCTTTTTGTTTCCCAATTTGCTTCTTCATTTAAATCAAGAATTCTATTTTTAAGTGCTGGCATTGTTGTTGTGTATTCAAAATCTGTTTGTGTAACATTTTCTAAAATATTTTGAAAAGTAACATAGGCTCTTACGTTAGAATTGTCTGTGTTAATTGACTCATTATTATCTATCCAATATCCGGACTCTTCTCCGCTTTCCTCATCTTGAATTTCTGATGGTGATGGATAGTCAAAGTTAAATTGAATAAAGTCAATGTCTAAAACTGTTTCTTCTGAAACATCTAAAGAGTCTTTTGCAAGGGACGACAATGGAGTATAGGATTCCCAATAGCCAAATGTTGCAATATCAATGAAAAATCCACCGTAGTCTTCAAAAGAAAAAATGCTATAACTTCCAACATGATCAATAAAATTAGCATCTGCATCTGCAGTTCCATCTTCTTCAAAATATGTGCTTATCGTATTTGTATGTTTAAATGTGTTGATAGACACTTTGTAAATATTGCCAGTAAACATGTTTGATGTATTTGGTCTGCTTCCAATATATAATTTTAATGAAGAGGGGTTTGAGAAAAACTGAGACAATCCATCTACTAAACTTTCTTCAAGTAATTTTGATATTTGAATTCCCGCAGAAAAAATTCCTGCTGGGCAGGCTACTGATTTAATTACTACCGATGGATCACCTGAAGCAAGATTATGTCTAAATAAATATTTTAAATTTCCTGACTCTCTTTCAATACTAAAACTACTACTTTCTTTTTGCAAAAATAACAAAGTTCCATCTTCATCTTCAGTAACCTTAAAAGTTCCAACAATAGAATCTAAGGAGTTTGAAAGAAAAGAAAGGTTTTCAAAATAAACATAAGAGTTGTCGGTCCACTCATTAGATGGTTTTAAAGTAAAAAATTTATTTGTTTCATCTTGAATTAATTTGTTGTCGGCTTCTAATTCTTTTATAGTTTTTGTTCCAGAAGATCCAGTCAAAACAAAATTAGGTAAAACATAGTTTGGCGTTTTTAATCTTACAACATCTGGAACCAATGTATCTGTTGATCCAGAACTCCAGGCTCTAGTAGTTGGAAAAGTAACGTTGTTACTATAATTTGCAACAGAATAATCTATTTCTGCAGTAGATCCTCCGTAGTAGGAATCTACGATCTGTGGTTTTGATGGAACTCCTTGACCTAAAATATAATGAATTTTTGCAGCATTATTTAAAATAGAATAAGGATATATAGCAATACAATCTATTTTAATTTGATCTACAAGAGTTTCATAAGCATAGATTCCAATCCAATCATTACTTCTGGTGGGATCTTCAACTGAATATTCGGGAGGAAGAGTCATAGTGGAAGTATTTATTAAAAGAGTTCCAACATCTTCTCCATTTACCATAAGTGTTGCTTCATCTCTAATAATTTTAATATGAATAATCATTGGCCTAAACCATTCACCAACATAATGTGAAACAAAGTTTCCATCAATAGCAAGAGTTAAAAAACAATCTTTTATGTATAAGCCATCTGTTGATGATATTGGACCTAAAATTCTTTTTGCATCTGTTGTATTTGCGTCTGCTTGTAACCAAAATTCTAAAGTGTAATTATTATTTCTTCCAGATTCATTTAAAAATCCATATCCTGGAAAAATAAACGATGGCTTTGAGTTAACAATTAAATCCTGTTCTTGTGTAAAAAGTTTAACGTCTGTCCATGATTCCTCTTGATCTTCCCAATAACTCCAACTTTCATCTGCAAGTTGATCCCAAGTTCTATAGTCAACGATTACTGAATGTGGAATTATTTCAACAGCCCTAGCAGATCCATAAACAAGTGGAACGCCAAAATTTTTGGCAGTCAAAGAATTATCTTCTACAACATAATATCCTTTTTCTGCATTAAGTCCATAAGCGTCTGCATCAATAACCCCATCTAATGACAAATTAATGTCAACTGGGAGGGTGCCTTTTGTTTGACCTAATGATGTTGCATTAAATTCTTCACTGTATTGACCTGCGGTAATTCCATTAAATTGAACATCATAATCTCCTGCAGATCCTCCAGTAGAAGATATAATTTTAAAAACAATTTTAAATTCTGCGTCAATGTTTGTTGGAAAGGTAAATGTTTTTGAAATTGGAATCCAGTCATTTAATTCAATGGATGAAAAAGTTTCAAATACTGAAGTTACTACTGCTGGATCTCCACTTGAATATTCATATCCAATTGCAATAGATTGAATGTTTGAAGTTTTTGCATAGTAGTATGTGCTTATAGCAAAGGTTTGAAGCGGAGCATTTAACTCTTGAAAGTTTATTAAATTTGCACTTTTTAAATAAGATGTTACGGTTGATCCAGTAGGAGTTGTTGGAACAAAAACCTTACGATGACTGTTTGGAAAAGGCTCTGTTTGCTCTATAGAGTTTGCTGTTGGCACTGATCCTGATGTGACTGTTCCTGCTGTTAGAGTCCAAGTATTAATATCTCTTTCTGCTTCTGATATTAAAGAAATATAGTCTGCGGAATCATCTAATGGCCAAATTGCAAGCGGATGCTCAGCAAAAATTTTCTCGGCATATAAATTAGAAGCAGTAGTCATTATTACTCCATTTTACCACACTAAGGTTATTTTTAGTTGCTAGTTTCTAATTTTATTTCACAGTAATCTGTTGTGCAATACATTTCTCCAATGGAATCAAGATTCTCAATACCGTCATAAATTGCATCAAAATTAATGTGAGCAACCTTTCCAACATAGCCATCATACTCTTCTTTAGTAATTTGTGTATATGGTTGTTGTGGATAGGTATGATTTCCCATTGGAAGGAACGAAACTGCTTTTAATTGACCTTCGTACATATGAAGTGCTGGAGCAATGTGCTTTGTTTCTGTTTCTTTGTCAAAAGATAAAGTTACAGATACTCCATTATCTGACCAATACTTTTGTGTAGTTGCAGCAAGACCAATCTTTTCAAACAAACTTACATCCTTTTCTGATCTTGGATGTCCAGAAGAAACTGGGAAGTATACTACTGTGGTGTTTGCTGATACTAAATCATCTTCAATTTTATACCCTGCTGCTTTAAATAAATGTAGCATTGGATCTGTATTTCCAAAACGAATTGCACGTAAGAAATACTCTCCACCAACAGACCAGTGAACTCCTGGAGATGCTCCAGAAAGTAACGAAACAGACCCTGAAGGTTTCACGGTAGTTACACGAATTGATTCACGAACACATAACCATTCTGAATATCTTTTATCATAGTGACGAATCTTATTGTATCCCTCATCCATCCATTGTCTGGTTGTTGGCATTCCATTGATATCAGTAAATGATGCAATGCCAGTTAATGATGTTCCGATTCTACGGTTTCTTTGCATAATACCGTTTGTAATTTGCCAGTGTGTTGGAAGCAAGGTTACAGTCTTTCCATAAAGATATGCAAATTTTAAGGTACGCATAAAATCTTCTTTGTCTGTATGACGATTTAAATGAACCTCAACTAGTGTGCATAATTCATATGACTCTAAGGGTTGTTCTGCACAAGGATTAAAACCCATAACACGATAGTCTTTTCCATCTGCTGGATCTGCAAGACGACCATAATTTCTTGCAACATCAAGCCAAATAAAACCAGGCTCTCCATTATCTGCAATTAAATCTACATAATCTTCATAATGAGTTCCAACTTCAGCAGAGATAGAGTTATTACTCATCCATGCCCATCCCGGATTTTCTGAGTCAAACGAGTTACGATCTGGAAACACTTCTGAGTTTTTAAGATTAATAAAGTCTTTATCATTTGGATTTCCAAGAGCAAGTGTTGCAGATCTACGAACATTTCCAGAAACAACACACGTTCCAATAAGATTTACAATATCTACAATTGCTCTAGAATCAAACTTCTCTCCTGCTCTAGAACCAATTACTTTACGGATCATTGTGTGTAGATCCATTAATGGTTTTGGACCGCTAGCAACCCCACCAAAGCCCTTAATTGGGGCTCCTAGAGGACGGATCAAATCATAGTTAAATTCTTGAATTGGTTGATTTGCTCTCAAAAATGAATTAAGCAAAAGTCTAACAGATTCTACCCATCCTTCACGAGTATCTGGGATTTCATATACAGATGCTGGTTCTGTTGGTGCATAGATAGATAGATCTTTTTCTTGACCTACCGTGTCAAATCCAACTCCGATTCCAAGCATTAAAGCATCCATAACCCACGCAAATAAAGATCCAGGATCATTACGATCAATGTCTCTGGTTGAAACCATTGCACAATTTTGAAGGGATGCAGAGTTTTTTCTTTCCATTGTCATTGGGGTACCAAAAGCCCAAAGACCTCTTCCTGGAGGTGTCCACTTAAGATTAAACATACGGTCATATGCTTCTTGTGCTGATTTTTGTGCTTTATAGTCATTCCAAGGCAGTCTGTTTTCTTTTGCGTGATTCTTCTGTACTGAATACATACCCTCGATTACTCTTTTACAAACCTCATACCATCTTTCTTTAGTCCCATCGTCTTTTACACGGGAGTAAGTACGAACAAAAGTAATCTCTCCTAATGAGTTTCCACCTGCATCTTTGAACCCAAATGGTGGTTCAATTTCTATATATTTGTTTACAAAATCATCAGAAAAG